CGGATGTATAAGAGCGGAGGATCCAAAGTCGAAATATTTCAGAGACCGTTTTAAACGCTTAAAACCGTTTAAGCGGTTTTATTTTTTATTTGCGTCCTTTCAAAGGCGATATGAAATTAATGCTATATTAACGGCTTGAAATTTTCGAAAGATATTATTATCATGTTAGCGAGAGAGGAGGAATTCTCATGCCCGATACCTTAAACGAAGCCATTCCGAGCGGGAGTTCCTCTTCGGAGAGCAGGATCGCAACGAGCGAAATCATCAGCGGACCTCTGTATCCGAATTCGTACGACCTCATAGGCGCTCTTAAGGGAAGGAGAGAAATTCTTACGGCGACCAGAACGATCACCGAGAAGAATGTGCTCGACGAACTCAAGAAGGCCGTTTCTGTACACGATCAGAATGTTAAGGAGATTAACTTTCTGTGGGACTATTACAGAGGCGATCAGCCTATTTACAATAGGGTTAAGGAAGTACGACCGGAGATCTGTTCCAAGATCGTAGAGAATCATGCGGACGAGATCGTTTCGTTCAATACGGGTTACAGTTTCGGCGAACCGTATGTTCTTGCCGGGCGGTCGGAAGACGACTGTTCAGAGGAAATCCAGATGCTTAACGCCTGGAATTCCGAGAACGATCACGATGCCAAAGACATGGAGCTTGGAACATGGCTTAATGTCAGCGGTACGTGCTACAAAATCGTCATCCCCGTCAACGACGCAGAAGCAGATACTACGGAAATCACAAGTCCGTATATCGTTTCTGTTCTCGATCCAAGGGAAGCCTTTGTCGTGTATTACAACGGTATTCAGAAGGTTCCGGTTATGGGGGTTAAGGTCGTACCTTACAAGACACCCGAAGGAACAGATGGGGTTATGTACTGCGTGTACACGGAAAATTCGTATTTCGAATTTGGCAGAGACGAATATTCCGGACAAAGGAAGCCTGCCCGAAAAGCCAATCCACTCGGAATGGTCCCGATTGTAGAGTATCAGAGGAATCTGTCTCGAAGAGGGGCCATAGAGCCGATCATTCCGCTCCAGGATGCATTGAATTCTCTTGCAAGCAACCGTATGGACGGCGTAGAGCAGTTCATACAGAGCTTAATGATATTCAGGAACGTGGATGTTGACAGCAAGGATGTGGAGAAACTTCAGGCGATGGGTGCGATCAAATATCGAGATACGGACCCGTCGTCTCCGGGAGAAGTCAAATATCTTGTTGCCGAACTCAATCAGGAAGGCGCTCAGACGCTGAAGGACGACCTGTACGAAAGTATTGTCATCATCAGCGGTCTGCCAAGCAGGAATTCTGGCGGAGGAGGTACGAGCGACAACGTCGGTGCGGTTATTTACCGTGACGGATGGTCGGCAGCCGAAACAAAAGCCAAAGAACTTGATAAGTATTACGAGAGATCGGAGAAAAACCTTTTAAAGATCATCCTGCGGATCTGCCGGGAGGTAAAAGGATTCAATCTCCATCTCTCCAATATCAAGATCATGCCAACGAGAAAAAACTACGAGAATACAACTTCAAAGGCAACGGTACTCACCACCATGCTGGGGTCGGATAAGATTGCTCCGAGACTTGCATTCAATGCGTGCGGAATGTTCACAGATCCGGAAGCAGCGTGGAAGGAGTCGAAGGAATATTACGAAGAACACAGAGACGAGGAACAGAGCGGAACCGATACGGGTTCACGAAGCAACTCAGAGACCGGTGTCTCCGGTACACCTTCGGAATGAGCTTGTCCTTTCAATCGAGAAGGCACTGAACAAGGGCCTCACGGTTGAAGTGCGGATGGAGCATCAGGAGCCGGTTGTCATCGCCATTAAAAGGCGAAAGATTGCACCTATTGTGTAATATCTAAATTGAATGTGTATTCCGCAGAGGGAATACCGAAACCCAGAGGGGTTGTTAACAGAACGGATTGTTCTGCTATCAACTCCTCTTTTTGTTTATCAGGAGGTCAGCCAAAGAAGGACAAACACCGGAGGGAACATGGCAACGGTACTGCAGTTCGACGAGATCAATGCACTCGCACAGGAGATATACAACCGAACCGAATTTCTGCCGAAAGAGCGCAGGAAAAAGGAGATAACAGACGAAATCGAAGACCTCCTCGTTATCGCCTATGTGTTTGGGGAAGACAGAGTGCTCGAAGCAGTACAGAGTGTTCCGGATCTTCCGGATCGGATTCTTCCGGAGGAATGGGAGAATCCCGATCTCACGAAAGAAGAGGTTGCGGAAGGACTGAAGCCTGACACGCAGAGCCTCTACGACACGGTCTACAAGCCGATTGCAGGCAAGGATTTTGCCCAGCGGATTGCAGACCGGATCGACGAAGAAACGCTCGATCTGCCGGCATTACAGCGCATCGCAGAGACGGAATATCACCGATGCGAAGAGACCGGCGCTTACGACACAGCAAAAAAGACCGAGAAGAAAACAAGTCTTCGGGGATTCAAGGTATGGAACACGATGCTCGACGAAAGAGTGCGTGCCACCCACGAATATCTCGAAGCAGACGAAGTCGGACTTGACGAACATTTCGTCACCTTCGACGGGGACATGGCAAGGTATCCAGGCGATTTCTCAGATCCGGAAAACAACATTGGATGCCGATGCAGTCTGTCCTACACATTCAGGTAAAAACGGCTTTACAGCCGTTCTATACACGCCAGAGAAGGCGATAAAACGCACCATGGCAGAGAGAACTGTCCCAAAAACGCAAGGAGGAAAAAATGAGTTATCTGAAGGATCTGTTAGGGAATTCCTACAAAGAGGGAATGTCCGAAGAGGAAATGTCCGCTGCAATCGAAAAAGCCGTATCCGAACGGGAGAAGGAACGGGACAAGGAGGCCAAGAAGGCCAAGGCAAGTTTTGACAGGACATCCTCGGAAATCGCCGAGTACAAGCGTCAGCTCAATGACTACAAACAGCAGTTGAAGGACCGCATGACCGACGAAGAAAAGAACAGGAAAGAGCAGGAAGATCTGCTCGAAGCTCTCAGGAAGGATAACGAGGAGATGAAAAAACAGATCGCCATTGCGGACAGCAAGGCGAAGCTGGCAGGCCTCGGTTATTCGGAAGACCTCGCATCCGAAACAGCGACCGCTCTGTATTCAGGCGACCTCGAAACCGTCTACAGAAATCAGAAGGCGTTTATGGAAGCGAGAGAAAAGGAAATCCGTGCACAGGTCATCAAGGATACTCCTGTACCCCCTGCCGGAAGCGGAACGAGCGTTGTTACGAAGGAATCCATCCTTGCGATTCAGGATCCTTCCGAACGTCAGGAAGCAATGGCACAGAATCACGAATTATTCGGTTTTTAAGGAAAAAGGAGAAAGAAAATGGCAGCAACGAATCTTACAACTACTGCCCAGTTCAAAGTCAAGGCTCGTGAAATCGACTTCGTATCCCGCTTTGAAAAAAACTGGACGGCGCTCGTCGAAATTCTCGGCATTATGCGCCCAATCAAAAAGGAGCCGGGCACAAAGCTCACCTCCAGCATCGCAACCGTAACTCTTAACGACGGAGACGTCGGAGAGGGCGAGGAAATCCCGTACAGCATTGCGTCTGTACAGCCGGTCGCTTATGCGGATCTGACTCTTCAGAAATACCGCAAGGGCGTAACAATCGAGGCAGTCAACAAGTTCGGCGCTCGTGTTGCTGTTCAGAAGACAGACAATGCCTTCCTGAATCAGCTGCAGAGCAAGGTCATGGGTGACTTCTACGATTTCATCAAGACCGGTCTGATCAAGAGCACCGAGACCACATTCCAGATGGCTGTATCCATGGCAATTGGACGTGTCAAGGACAAGTTCAACAAGATGGATATGGACGGTTCCCGGGTTGTTGTATGGGTCAACACTCTTGATGTTTACCGCTACCTGGGAGCTGCTGAAATCGGCATTCAGACCGCATTCGGCTTCTCTTATGTCAAGAACTTCCTCGGTGCGGATGTTGTAATCATCTCCTCGAAGATCCCTGAAGGAAAGGTTATTGCTACTCCGGTAGACAATATCGTTCTCTACTACATCGATCCGGGAGACAGCCAGTTCAAGGAACTCGGCCTCGATTACACCGTCACCGGCGTTACAAACCTGATCGGTTTCCACGCTTCCGGCGACTATGCACACGCTCTCGGCGACAGTTTCGCTCTCATGGGCATGAAGCTCTGGGCTGAATATCTCGATGCTATCGCAGTTATCGATATCGGCACTCCGGCTGAGGCTGTATCTCTCGACAAGTCCGATGCGGAACTCGCAATCGGCGACGACCTGACACTTGTCGCTACTACTACTCCGGCCAGCGCTGACGTCACTTGGGCTTCCGACAATACCGAAGTAGCGACAGTTGATGACGGCGTTGTGACAGCTGTTGCTGAAGGTGTTGCACACATTACCGCCACAAACGGCGATGCGGTCGCTACCTGCACAGTCACTGTCAAAGAAAGCAATTCCTGATTTAAGGACAGAGAAAGGAGAAACCCGCAATGGCACTTACAAGAGAAGCAATGATCGAAAAGGTAAGCGAGATCTCGGAAGAAGATAACGCTGACGTTGTGGGTTACTACCTCGACAACGCAGAGGAAATCATCCTTAACAGGCTGTATCCGTACGACGAACAGGAAGAAATGCGCAATGAGGGGGTTCCGGCCAAGTACCGGAATCTCCAGATGCGCATCGCTGTCGGACTGCTTGCCAAACGAGGTGCTGAATTTGAAGCCACACGTATCGAAAACGGTGTTCACCGCCACTTTGGTGCGGAGGATGTCCCCGCATCCGTCCTAAGAGAAATAACTCCAAAGGCGGTGTTCTGGTAATGAGGACACTTGTCAAAAACAGGCGGAGTTTCTACTACGCCAATTACGAAGGGTCGATTGACACGAAGGATAAGGATGAATTCTTTACAGGAGAAAAGGATCCCGGCTATGGAGATCCGGTCCTGTACACCAAAGGAACCGTATCCTCGGCATCCGGTTATTCCGGAATAGAGTCATTCGGCGACCTTGCGGATTACGACAGAGTCATTGTTACCGGCGATATGAACTGCCCGATCAACGAGCAGTCCATTCTGTGGATAGATGAGACAGATCCATCCAAACCTCATGACTACGTTGTACGGAGAGTCGCAAAAACCATCGATGTAATCGCAATTGCGGTTTCCAGCGTAAAGGTATCCAAAAATGCGGTTCAAGGTTAATTACAAGGTTAGTTCCCTGGAAAAAGACGTCGATACGCTCGTCAAGGATATGAAGTCTGACATTACAAGAAGATCTCGTCTTCTTGTTCAGAAAGTATCCGGAAACGGCGTGGAAGTCGCCCGAAGAGAATACGAAGAGGCAGTCAATGCCGGCAGTAAATCAAGTCCCCAGAGTGCCATTACTCTCAAATATTCAGACGACGGCATGAAGGGAGAGGTTGTCGGTCTTGATCTTAACCAGTATCAGGAAAACGAGCTTCTCTTTATCGAATTCGGAACGGGCGTCAGATTTCCGTACGATGCGCCTGAGGCAAAAGAGCACTTCTCCTCGGGCGGAAGCGTCATTTATCCGCACGGAAAGTTCGGCAAGAAAAAGGGTTCCAACCCGAAAGGATGGTTCTACAAAGGGCAGATGCCTTCGAATCCGCCTGAAGGTACCGAGGAGGCATACAGCAGGAAAGGCTCGATCAAAACCTACGGTCAGCCTGCTCAACCGGTGATGTATGACGCATGGAAGGAAATGAACGAAACACTTCCTGAAGTGGCGAAGGAGGTATTCAGCAAATGATTGATAAGGAAAACGAAGTCTACACAAGGGTCAGAGAAAAGGTTCTCGAAGCATTCCCGGAAGTGGATATGGACTCTTCCTATCAGATCGCTCCAAGCGAATTTCCGCATGTATCCCTCTTTCAGTCAGACACATTCACGCCTGCAGAGTATCTCGATACAAGGCTGATCCCGAAGTACGAAGCATCTACCTTTACGGCAGAGGTTTCCTCAAATAAATCAGGTCACAAGAAGACGGAGTGCAAAGAGATTATGGCTGTCATATGCGATGCGATGTCGCTTATGAACTACAGAAGAATCATATGCACATCCGTTCCGAACATTAAAGACTCAAGCATTTACCGGCTCACAGCACGCTTCACAGCGCTTGTTGATGAGAACGGATTTTACAGAAGATAGGAGAAAAAAACATGTCTTACAATGCATCCAGCACGTATCTCACGTTCCTTATGCATTCCACCGATGGTACCTCGTACACAAAACTGCTCGATATCACCGATTATCCGGATATGGGTGGAGATCCTGAACTGATCGACACCACAACCCTGACAGACAGAATGCGGACGGGCGTTCCGGGAATTATCGAACTCGATTCCCTGTCCTTCGGAGCAAACTACGATCCGACCGATTACGCAAAATGCCAGACACAGCAGGCTGCGGACCTTGAGGAGCCGTCCTACTATGCCATTTGGTTTGGCGGTACGGAAAGTGTTTCCGGCGGAGATCCGACTCCGACAGGCACCATTGGAAAGTTCTCTTTCAAGGGAAGAATGACTGTCTATGCGCTCGGCGGTGGTGTCAATGAAAAGCGCTCCATGCGTGTTTCCATTGCCGCTGCTACCCCGATTACATTCACTTCAGGTTCCTAAGATAGATAAAGGCATAAATACAGGAGGGAAAATATGGCTAAAACTATCAATTTCAATTATAACGGCGAGGATTACTGCCTCGAGTTTACGAGACGTACAGTCCGTGAGATGGAAGGCGAAGGTTTCCGCCTTCGTGATGTCAAAGATAAACCTGTAACGAGTATTCCGGTTCTCTTTTCCGGTGCGTTCAAGTGCCATCACAAGCGGATCAAAGAAGAAGTCATAAATGGTATTTATGCCTCTATTACAGACAAGGAAGAACTCATGGGTAAACTCCTTGAGATGTATACCTATGCAATGAATTCCCTGTTTGATGAACCGGATGATGACGAAAAAAACGTGGAGTGGACGGCGAACTTTTAATCAAATCGCCGTCTTCACCACATGAGCCGGAGTCAAAACCGGTAGAAAACTATACGGAAGTCTTCAGGGAATTCTTTCCCTTCTACCTTAATGCAGGCATGACCCCCGAACAGTACTGGGACGGGGATGTTGAATGGGCGGAGGACTTCCGTATTGCGTATCAGCAGAGGCTTGAAGATCAGAACCGCATGGCATGGATCCAGGGACAGTACATCTATCTTGCCCTTGCGTCGATTATGCCGGCGACAAGCATCAAGTTCAAAGCAAAGAAGTTTGACCCTTATGTTGAAAAGCCATTCTCCGTCACAAAGCGACAGCAGAAGATGGAGGAGGAACGGAAGAGAAAAGAGAGTTGTCTTACTGGTTTTGAATATATGATGCGCTTCACCGCTGCTCATAACGAAAAGATGAAACAGGAAGGTCGGGTGAATCAGGATGGCTGAATATGAACCGATAAAAGCGACGATTGAAGTCGAGGCCGATACTTCCGAAGCTGAAAAGAATCTTAAAAAACTCAAGGATACAGGCAAAGAAACATTCGAAGAGATTGCTGAATCCGAAAAGAAAACGAGTGAGACCAGCGAAAAGGTGAAGGATTCGCTCGGAGGCCTGAAGGAAATCTTCGAAAAACTCGCCGAAAAAGCAAACAACGTCGGCGGTGTCGTTGATTTCTCGAATTCAATACAGCAGGCAGACATTCTTCAGGCAAAGATTGTCGGCATTGCGGATCGAATCGGAAAGCAGGTCGAAAAGGGAGACTACCTTGGGATCTCGAGATCTGTAGAAGGAATTCAGAAGGCGATCGATAAACTTACCGAACTCGACAAGGAAGCAGAAGCAGCACAGAAAAAGATTGCTGAACTCGCCGACGAAAACGGAGAAATCAAAAACGAAACTCCGAAAGTCGACAAACAGGTTGATGTTACTGCTGCGGATGTCGATTCGTTTATCGAAAGTCGTAACGAGGTTGACCGGCTGTCAGATTCGCTTGATGCGCTCAGGCAGAAATATGCGGATGCGGTCAACTCCAACGAAGCGGAAGAAAAACTTCTCAGGATTGAATCGAGAATTGTCAGTCTCCGGGAAAAACTGGAGGAACTGACAAAGCCGATTCAGGAAGTCACAATCTCTGCGGATGCGATGGGCCGTATTTCCTCGATGGTTGACGAAGCGTTCCCTCAGATCAAATTTGACATGGGGGATCTCGAAGGACTGCTTAATTCAAGAACTGAAATAGACCGTCTGACAGACAGTCTTCAGTTGCTGAAGGAAGAGTATGTCGAACTTGCAAATGCCGGCGGGGACAGCAAGAAACTGCTCTCCCTGGAGGAAAGAATCGCTTCCCTTACCAAGAAGATCGAAGAACTTTCCAATGAAACGCCAAAAGTCAAAGGGATGTTCGATTCTATTATGAATGAATCGTTCATCAAAGGGGCGTTCTCCAAGGCTGGCAAAGACATTTCGAATGTATTCCGGAACATTACATCCTATGCAAAAAGGGCTGCGGGCGAAATCAAGAAATTCGGCGCATCCATCGCACAGAACCTGGGTTCAAAACTTACCGAAGGGGTACGAAAAGTCGAACAACTTGTGAACTCATTCGGACGAATCCTGATGTACCGGGCGGTCAGATCGGCAATCAAAGAGATTACTGCTTCCGTAAAGGAAGGATACGAGAACCTGTATCGATGGTCTCGTCTGAATGACGGCGAGTTCTCAACATCGATGGACAGACTGGCGACTGAAGCACTGCATGTAAAGAACGCTCTTGGAGCTGCTCTTGCACCAGTTATCAACGCACTTGTTCCGATTGTTGAAAAACTTTCCCACGCCTTTATCGAAGTGGTCAACGGAGTTAATCAGTTCCTTTCAGCGCTTACCGGAGCGAGCACATGGACAATGGCGCTTCACACGCCGATCACATATGCTCAGGCTGCCGGCAAAGGCTTTGACAAAGCAACAAAGAAAGCAAAAAAATACAAGGCCACAATCCTTGGATTCGATGAAATCAACAAACTGAATGACAATACATCTTCTCTGAACGGGGATACAAGCGGTTCTGACGAACTGCCCTATGGTTCCATGTTCACAAAGAAACCGCTCTCCGATTTTTGGAAAAAGTGGCTTGATACCAACGATTGGACAGATCTTGGACGGCTTGCAGCTCAGAGGGCAAACAAGATTCTGAAAGATCTTGATAAATGGATCCTGACGGTCGCAAGGCCGTGGGCACTGAAATGGTCAGAGCGGATCGCAACATTCCTGAACGGATTCGTCGAGAAATTCGACTGGGAGTTTCTTGGCAAGACAATTGCGGACGGAATGATGGTGATTGTCGATTCAGTAAATCTGTTCTTCGAAAAATTCAATGCAAAAGCATTTGGAAACAAAATTGCCAGCACGATTAAAGGGTGGTTCGAGAATATCGAATGGTCGGCAATCGGACGCTACTTCGCAAATGGAATCAATTTTGTTGCAGATACTGCATCTGGATTCTTCGCAGAATTCGTAAGAAATGCGGAAGAGTACGGAGGAGATCTTGCAGTCGCATTCAGATCATGGGTGAACAGTATTCACTGGGATGAAATACGGAATGCAATTTCAGACGGACTCAGAAGTATTGCGGGAGTAATCAGAGGATTCGTCAGAAATGAAGACGGTTCATGGGATCGCTTCCGTACAGAATTTGTGCAGACAATCAATACGGTTATCGGGTCTCCGGACATCGACGAACTGATTGATGCCGGCACAGATCTCATCAACAACATCGTAAGAATGCTCGGAGATGTTGACTGGGAAGGAGTCGGAAGAAAGATCGGACTCATGCTCGGTGGCATCGACTGGATGAGTGTCCTTGTAACTACCGCTGAGGCGGTCGTAAAGGGACTCTGGGGAGCGATTCAGGGAGTGCTTGAATCAGACAACGGCGGAAGTTTTGTGGGCGCCATGGCTATCGTTACGGCGGTCACAGGAGCATTCAGCCTTGCAGGCACATTTGCCAGCGGAATTGTCGGAGGATTCACTGCTGAACTCGGCAAGACACTCATGAACGGTCTTGTAAGTGCAGTCGGATCTGAAGGACTTGGAGCTGCTGTTCTCGGATCGATGGGATGGATTGCAGGAATCGGTGCTCTCATTGCCGAGGTCGGCGTGTTTGTCTACGAGGGTGTAACCCTGTGGAATGCGCATCAGGACCTCATGCAGGCAAAGGCGAACGAGACATCATCCGTTCTGCGGTTGCAGGCAGCCCTTGCGGAGAATGGAATCAATGCAAGCACGGAGCAGATCGAAGCACACCTTAACGGTCTGATCTCTGTATCCGAACTGACCGGCGGTAAATTCCAGTCATTCGGAGAAATTGTCTCCTCTTCGACAGGCAGAATGAGTGCAAACGTTACCGGTGACCTCGATTCTGTTGCAAAAACAGCATCCGCAACATTCGATAAGGTAAGCAAATCCACAGTGGATTTCACCGGCGGTGTCAACGATGTGATTACACGGTATCTGACAGAAGCGTCAGACGGATCTTCGGACAGCATGCGTAAACTTGCGGACGATACGACAAACATCTTCCGTGATGTATCGAGTGCGGTCGGAGACATCAATCAGGCGCTGTCGAATTCATTCTCGAAAATGGCAAGTTCCATTTCGGAATCCATGCAGAGAATGTACAACTCGGTGTCCTCGAATATGACGAGGATTGCGAGCAATGTCGAACAGAACGCTCGGAGAATTCAGGAAGCATTCAATTCTGTTTCTTCGGCTGCGAGCATGAATGTCAGCATTCCTGCTCACGCAAACGGAGGAATGGTTGAGGATGGCCTGTTCTTCGCCAACAGCAGTGAGATCATCGGTCAGTTCAGCAACGGAAACAGTTATGTTGCCAACAACGAGATGATCATCGAAGCACTGGAACAGGGCGTATACAACGCTGTGTCCAATGCCCTTGCGAACCAGTCGTCAGGAGGCGGAGACACCATCCTTATGATTGACAGCGAAGAAATCGCAAGAGCGTCTATCAAAGGGCAGAGAAAACTTGACCGGAGAATCAGTCCGACCGTCAAGTTCAGTCAGTAAGGAGGGTTTCGGATATGTCAATGATCTATGTGGATGGTGTTGAACTTCCGGAGC